TTATAATGTCTATTCTATTAGGTTTTGGACTTGCCTCTTTATTTAGAACCATTTGTAAGAAAAAAGACTGTCTAAATTTTCACGCTCCGCATTTAGAAGAAATTAAGGATAAAATCTATAAAAATGGCGATAAGTGTGTAAAATATTCATATGTAGCAACAAAATGTAACCCGTCTGCGAAAATAATCGATTTCGAGTAAGGTTTGCGTAATTATTATAATCAATCATTCTTTATACTAATTATGAGCGATTCGACAAGTATCTTAGACTTACCAACAGATCCGGTGGGAGGCGGAAATGTTAGCAATAATATTTCCATGTCTGCGACTGAAAATGTAGTGGTTTCACAAAAACAACAGGCAAATCAGGCAAATGGTACATTGGACGAGGCGACTATTAGCCAAATAGTTAGCGGACTTCAAAACGCCAGCCGTAATGGTGCGACTCAATTGCCATCGCGAGATATTTCAATGTCTACAATCGGCATCAGTAATGACCCCCATGTTCAGCCGAATTATGTCCCACCCCCGCAGGATAATACCGATTATATTAGGAATTATGAACAAACATCGGATATGATAAATGACTACAATAAAAATACACAGAACGACAATTCATTAGACGACATGTATAACGAAATACAGGTACCATTGTTACTTGCCGTCATGTACTTTTTATTTCAGTTGCCATTTTTTAGAAAAATGTTATTCGGATATTTTCCTGTCTTGTTTTCGACTGACGGAAATATGAACATAAACGGATTTCTTTTCACAAGCGCCCTATTTGGTCTGTTATATTACCTGCTCAACAAAATAACTAACCGTTTTGGGGTGTTTTAGCGAAGTAAATGTATAGAAAACCCACTTAAAAATAAGCAGATAAACTCATATAACACAATCAAATATGAGTTTGATCAATACATTAGCATCTACATATGAAAATATAAGTAGAATGACTCTATATAATAGTTTTAAAACGGGAAATCCAACCTATGACGCAGTTATATCGACTATTATGATTGGTATATATGGTTATATATTAAATTATGTAGCCAGATATGACGTTATGGACATTTTATCAAATGTCAACTTTGAAACCTTCAAAAGTAGTCTTTTTCAGAAAAATTGTGTTGTTATTGAAGGGAAAAAATGTTCCACCACGTGCTCATACAATTTGACACCAAATATTTCTGCCATATATAGCACAAGGTTCAAGGCGATTTCAAACCACATTATTTCTAATATTGATAAATTCGCTCCTATTTACCAGATTAAAGAAACATATAGCACCTATCAGACAACGTCTAATGAGGAAGAGAGAAGAAAAACCCACGAGATATTCATGGTTGATCAAAGAAAATCGTTTAAATTAGAGGACAATATTTATGCGCGCGTAGAAACGGAACAAGAAGCATCCGGTGACGAGAGGGACAAATCAAATACAAAAACCTTAAAAATGACATATGAGATATACTCATATGTACATTCGATTAGTTATCTAAAAACATATATTGATAATATTACTGAAAAATACGTGTCATCTGTTCGGGAAATTCGAAGTAATAAACGGTTTATATACAATTTAGATTGTGTCATACCAAAACCAGAGGAAGGAATGTCAAGTTGTTGGCGGGAAGATGTGTTTGAAAGTGCACGGACATTTCAAAATATGTTTTTCGATGGAAAGCAACAACTCGTGGCGCATATTGACCATTTTTTAAACAATCGAGAATGGTATTATGAGAAGGGGATACCATACTCGTTGGGGATTGGGCTGCACGGTCCGCCTGGGACTGGGAAAACATCCTTTATTAAGTCCCTCGCAAAATATACAAACCGTCACCTTGTCGTCATCCCACTTAAAATTATAAAGACCAAAAAACAACTGGAAGGTTTCTTTTTTGAAAACACGTATTCTAGTTATAATGAAAAGGGCTCCGTGTCATTCGACAAGAAAATTATCGTGTTTGAAGATATTGATTGTATAGGTGACGTTGTATTGGAACGAAGTAGCAAAAACAAATCGCGCGCAAAAGCGAAGGATGCATCGGAAAACATTGTAATAGGCGACATCGCCAATAAGGGGTGTGATTCATCTGAACTAAAAACAATACAACTAGTCGCTCCGGTTACAGAGCCGCCAATCACACTCGACGATATTCTTAATTTGTGGGATGGAATTAGAGAGACACCAGGTAGAATATTGATAATTTCCTCGAATCACTATCGTAAGCTCGACTCAGCATTGACTCGTCCAGGAAGAATCGATATAACACACGAACTTAAAAACGCAAGTCATTCAACAATATCTGAAATGTATCAGAATCTGTTTGGTAGCCCTATTCAAAAAGCTAGCCTGAAGAAGATCCGCGAGTATTTATATTCACCGGCTGAAATAATAAATATTTATGTTCAAAATAGAAACGAAGCCGATTTTATGAAGCGATTGATGAAAAATAAAAAAAACGCATAACAATTTAATTACGCTATTATTGTCCATTTTACAATAAATTTCGTTTTATTGTAAAATAGTAAATACCGCCATATACTAGTTTGAATGATTCAAGATTTCGTTATAAAATTAATCAATAATTTGCCAGAGGAGATAACAAAAACGAAGGAGCCGATTGTAATAGACCTCATCTTGGATGGCGGCGCATTTAATGGTAGTTATTTAGTTGGCGCACTATACTTTTTAAAGGAAATGGAAAGGCGCAAATATATTAGAATAGACCGCATATCTGGATGCAGCGTCGGCGCAATTGTGGGATTCTTATATTATATTGATGGATTACACCTTATGAGTGAATTATATGAAATACTTGCGGCTGACTTTAGAAAGTCATACAAGCTACAACTTGTTAAACAGCTTAAGCGACATTTAGGCAGCAGCATTCCGTCTGATATTTGTCAAAAAATAAACGGTAAATTATTTATTACATATCATAACATCAAAAGAGGCACAAAGCCGGTAAAGTGTAAATATACAGACATAGACGACATTTTAAATACAATAATAAAGTCGTCTTACATTCCATTTTTAATAGACGGCAATGTTCTGTACAAAAACAAATATATAGACGGAATGAACCCCTTTATTTTCGCAAATGAACCAAATAAGAAGATTCTTTACATGGACCTATTTGGTTATGACAAGATAAGCAATCTTATCAACGTGAAAAATGAGAAATCGAATTATCACAGGATTCTGTCCGGGCTGTTAGACATTCATTCGTTTTATATAAAACAATCCAATACCCAAATGTGTAGCTATGTTAACGATTGGAATATTTTCAACAGCGGGGGTAATTATATAAAGGTTCTAATAGAGAAGTTGTTGTTATATATTGTTTATGCGATAGTTTTGATAAATAACAAGATACCAACAGAGGTTAAAGACAGTATCATTTACAAGAGTTTAGCAAAAATATTATACGACATTTTTTTAATCGTATTAGAAAATCGGTGTTTATAAGTTAGAATAATTAAGCATTAATATTCTTCTATAAAAATGGACAATATTGATATAACTAGTTCTGAATTCACAATTAACGACATTTCCAACGATATTATCGGTGGAGGTGACGATTTCTCAGTAGACTCCCTATATATTTATATAGGAATGTTGGTTTTCACTCTATTAGCCATCGTATTCTTTTATAAAATGTATAATAGACATCGGCGAGTCACATTTCAAGATAAGCTAGATGACTGTTACGGCGATGTTTGTCGTCCCTAATTTACTTGGAGCGTCTTGTTTTGCCGCCATAAATAGCTAGTAGCTTCTTTTTCTTATTTGTTTTGGCTTTTTTGCTTTTATTGGACTTCTTTTTTGTTGGTTTATTATCATCTGATTTATTATTTTTTAAATCATCTGGTTTATAGTTTAAAAACCACTCTTCTAACACCCCCTTATCGTTTTTCTGTTTTAATTCCTTATATTTGGCTGCCTTATCAGAGCGCATTTCTTCAACGGATTCTTGGTGTCCATAGCATGTGATACTGAATCTAGTGAGTAGACCCTTTTGCTCCAATCTATTCTTTTGCTGCACATCAAAGAGAAAACTCGACATGCATAATATTCTGTCTAAGAAATGGTTATAGTAATCACGATCCGCATATAAAAATGCTAAATAGAAACTTAACATGGTGTCAATTGTTGCTATTTTGACCTTTTGTCCGGCTATGGTAATAACATTGTAACTATGGCACGCAATCGGTTTGTAGATCATTGCTACTGTATCCTTTCCAACGCAAATTTCATAATGAATAGGGATTACTTCTCCAACAGGGTCCCGTTTTTTGATTTTAACATTGTCTACGCCAATATCCTTTAAACGCTCCTTCACAATTTCGGCGGTTGTTTCTGGGTCATTGGATAAAACATCGAAATCCGCAATCTTTTCCAATTTCTGTTTAACATTGCCTGGCATGTAGCGCGAATATAGAGACATGGCGTAGCCGCCAAAAAACACGACGCCTTGATTTATAAAGGTGTTTCTTACTGTATCATAAATAAGGTCTTCGTCTGTTCTATCTTCCATTTTTCGTTGAAAATCAACCATGTTACAATTTAAATCTGTGATGGGATAATGTTTATTTAGTAGCGACAGACGCTTCATAACCTTTTCCCACCTACTCGTATCTCCTGCGGGACGCGAGAGCTCTAAATACATTGACATTCTTAAGTAGTTGGGTGGTGTATATAAAATTCCACCCACGCGAATTGCGTCCTTTTTCAACGCATTATAAATGCCCTTGGGTAACATGGTTATATCAGCAACCGGAATATAATTAACGAACACTTTATATGTCCCGTGATGCTGACCCGCCTTTGCTTCTACGTCTGTGAACCCCTGTTTGTAATAAACATCCGCCAACTCTTTTGCGTCGGACAACGCATTTACAGCGAAAAAGTCATAATCAGGAATCTCCACCTCCTTATTATAGAACTGATCATCAGCTGGCAAGATATTATTAATTGCTGTTCCTCCATAACAAATTAGGCCCTTTCGCTTAATAAAATCTTCGACAATCTTAATAATTCTTTTAATATCGTCTGATTGAACAACGCGCCTAGCCATTTTCTCTTCTGCTTTATCAACTGCCATACGAAGAATCGCTAATTCACAATCTTCGAATTTTAATCCTTTACAGGTCTTTTTTGTTGTCATCCGCGGTCTTATATACTAAATAGATTTAAATCTTCAATGGGCAATTTGTAGTTTTTTATTTATAATTTTAAATTTTAAATTGTATTTTACACCTTTTAATATTTAAAATGCCAATTTTTTCTCATTTTTATGACAGGTGTGACACTTGAATGTAAATTTTGTATATTTGTGTTCTTCTAAAAATACTATTATAATTTCTTTCATAATAATAGGTTTTGAGGTATCACTCCAAACCTTTTCTAATGCTCTTTTTATTAACAATGGTCTCTCTTCACCTATTCCATGACACCTTTCTGTTGAGGGATTATTACATTCACCGCACGGAAATTGCTTAATATATGAGTTAGTAAATGTATTTCTTACTAAATTTGTAAATACGTTTGAAGCGTAATCTTTTATAAAATCTTCATGAGAAGTGTCAATTATTTTTGAGTTCCACTTATTGCTTTTTTTAATATCATTTATTCGTTTATCAATATATTTGCTGTGAATATTTACTTCTGTCATTATAAATTATATCATAATGTAATATAATTTATAAACAAATCAATTTTATAAATAATGGGCATTTTATATGCGAAAAGGTTTAAAAAGCACTCTTCTTAAGATTTAAAACTATAAAAGTCGGTTGAGGTTGTACGCGTAGCATATGAATACGCGGGATTTTGTGGCGTGGGTGCCGGAATAGTGACCGGTTGGTATCTCAAATCCGCGGGTTTTAAACAAAACGCGTAACCGCATCTATCGAAAAACTCGGCATTCTCCATTAAAAAGTTGTCGACCAATTGATAACGCATCGCGACAAAATTACATCCATACGTTCTAGCAAGCATTGCGCTTGGATTTGCGGGATCGATACCCACATCTGGGAACACAATTGTCATGCCTGTCTTGTTATAGTCAGTTAATTCTTGCGTGTCGGGGTTATTTACAATGTCGTAATTTGAATAACTTCGCATAAAGATTGAGTTACTTGTTATGTTTACGTATTCTAGGAACGCTTGATTCTGTAAAAATGAGTTGTTTATTTTATCAACGACTATAATCACCTTGTTCCTAAATGTTATTAAGGGAACACTTCCTAAATTGTGACCACTATTTTCAAAACTATAATCCATTCCAAGCAAGATATCATCATACGATTTTAAAATAGTTGCTAAATTAGAATACATTTCCTGGTTATTGCTCTTAATTCTTAAGTGAACAATGATGGGGTCTGTCGGATTCGGTGCGGTTCCTCCGGAAAATGCGTAGCTACGGATTGTCTCCATTACACTGCTAAAATCAACGGAATTAAATGTCTCTTTAATGAAATAACTATCGACTGTGGAAGTAGCGACGACGGGTTGATTGTCAACGGAGTATACTTCAAAGTCTAAACACCTGACACCCTGTTTAATTACTGCCTTTAAATTACAAATATTTACAAAATCGTTTTTATAAGAGCCGCCCGAACAAGCATTATATGCGGTTTTAACATAGTAATCAAAAAGGTTACCGCTACAGTCGGGATCATTCGCAGAAATAGGCCTAATGTTTCCGTTTACGCTGGGATACAAGGAATTCATAAAATCGCATTCTTTCGATTCTAATCTGCTAAGATAAATCATGTATACAATAAATATTACAAGAATGATAAAAATAATCGCAATAATCATATAGGACTGGAAAGCTTCATCGGAATTTGTAATGTTGCTTAAATACTGTTCTGCTACGCTTGGCATTAATCTAATATAATATATTATTTTTTAATTTAAATTTGGGTTTTAGAAGGAATATATAAATGATGAAATAAAGAATTAAAAAATTGCCTTATTATATACTTAATATGGCCGGCGGATTAATGCAATTGGTTAGCGAAGGGCAACAGAATATAATTTTAAATGGTAACCCATCGAAGACTTTCTGGAAGGCAGTTTATAAAAAATACACGAACTTTGGTAAGCAAAATTTTAGATTGGATTATGAAGGAACTCCAATAATTAATCCTACAACTGAATCAACATTTGTGTTTCGCGTTAAACGCTACGCTGACCTCCTTATGGACTGCTACATCTCAATCAATCTCCCTACAATTTGGAGCCCGATTATGCCTCCTCAACCGATTTATAATTCAGCAGGTGCGGTAACTGGTTATACTGACTGGGCGCCATACGATTTTCAATGGATAGAAAATATCGGCGCGCAAATTATTAGTCGCATAACTATTAATTGTGGTAATCAAAAATTACAAGAATATTCGGGGCAATATATTTTAGCTTCCGCCCAGCGCGATTTTACTGCGGAGAAGCTAGCATTATTTAACGAAATGATCGGACAAACCGCAGAGCTAAATGATCCGGCAAACTATGGTGCGCGAGTAAACGCATATCCAAGTGCCTTTTATAATCCAAGTCCGGCTGGCGCGCAACCATCCATCCCCGGACGCACATTATATATCCCTCTTGGAGCGTGGTTTAATCTTGTTACCACACAGGCCTTTCCATTAGTCGCGCTTCAATATAACGAACTTCAAATCAGCGTTACATTGCGACCGTTTAACGAATGGTTTACTATACGCGATGTGATGGATTACGCGAATTCGTTTCCAGTGGTTGCGCCGAATTTTAATCAGTTTTATATGCAGCCATATCGATTCCTTCAAACACCGCCAGATGAAATACTTGGTCCGTTATCTTATGTGGATACAAGAACACAATGGAACGTGGATATTAATTTGAATTGTACTTATTGCTTTTTATCAAACGACGAATCTGAAGTATTTGCTAAGAACGAACAGAAGTATTTATTTAAGCAGGTTTACGAGAGACCCTATTATAACATAACTGGACAGAATAAGATTAACATAGATTCATTGGGAATGGTGATTAGCTGGATGTTTTACTTTCAGCGAAGCGACGCAAACTTGCGAAATCAGTGGTCAAATTATACCAACTGGCCTTATAATTATATGCCTCAGGACGTGATCCTTGCGCCTAGTGCGGGAGACTATAATTATGTAAATCCTTTAGCTCCGGGGCCTCCTAGTATAGGTCCGGGTGTAAATGCTGATGGTTCGCCAACAAACCTCTACATAACCGGGCAATACAATCCGCAGAATATTCAGTATATTTTGGTAGCACTTGGAATCCTATTGGATGGGCAATACAGAGAAAATATGTTACCTGCGGGGGTATATAATTTTGTTGAAAAGTATGTTAGAACTGCTGGAAATGCGCCTCAGGGCTTGTATTGTTACAATTTTTGCCTAGACACAAATCCGCGAGTAATACAACCGTCAGGGGCGATGAATATGAGTAGATTTACAAATGTTCAGTTTGAATTTACAACCATATCGCCTCCAGTGGATCCATATGCGCAGGTGCTAACTATTTGCGACCCAACCACAGGAGATATTGTGGGTATCAACAAACCAACATGGCGTATTTATGATTACAATTTCAACATGTATTTAATTGAGGAGCGTGTAAATATGGTAATATTTGTTGGTGGCAATGCGGGTTTATTGTATGCTACATAAATATTGTGGGTCAAAGTGGGACATTTCCTACATAATGTAAGGGATCGTTGAAATTTAGGGTGAAAAACTCCCCTACATCTGTAGATAAAAACATGTTTTTTCCCTGGGAAAGTTTTTTCAGAAATTTAAAATGGACAAAATAAATGTCCAAAAATCGAAAAAGCCAAAACAGTGTTGCGAAATAACATGTTTTCACTGCATAATTGAAATTTATGGTCTGGTCACCAAAAAAATAATTTTCAATTTGTGACGATAAAATTTTATTAATTTTTTGGAAAAGAAGTTAAACTAATTTTCTGTTGTTAATGTATGACAACGATTCACAACAATTCTTTAGTAAAAATTAGTCAAAAATTCAAGTGTGATATTTGTAACTATAATACATCACGAAAATATAATTTAGATCTTCATCTGAACAGCATAAAACACCAAAACAGTCTTTTAACAACGAATAACAATGATTCTTTAGTAAAAATTAGTAAAGTGTATCAATGTCAAAATTGCGACAAAGAATTCAACGATAGAGCTGGATTGTGGAGGCATAATAAAAAATGTAAACTTGATGACTTTTCTAATTCAGATGAAAAGAATGATCAAATAACAAACGACCCAGCGGATAAAGACCAACTTATACTGATGCTTATAAAACAAAATTCAGAACTGATAAAGGAGACATCAGATTTTAAAAATATCATGATGGAGGTTATCAAAAATGGCACTCATAATACTACAACTACTACAACTAACTCACATAACAAGGCATTTAACCTAAACTTCTTCTTGAATGAAACTTGTAAGGACGCAATGAATATTACAGATTTTGTTGAATCGATTAAGTTACAATTGTCGGATCTGGAAAAGGTTGGAGAACTCGGCTACGTAGAGGGGATTTCTAATATTATTGTAAAGAACCTCAACGACCTTGATGTAACTCAAAGGCCGGTTCATTGCACCGATAAGAAGAGAGAAACCATGTACATTAAAGATGAAGATAAATGGGAAAAAGACGATGAACAAAAGAAGATGCACAAGATGGTAAGAAAGGTTGCGGATAAAAACGCAAGAATGCTACCCAAGTTCAAAGAAGCGCATCCAGATTGTACCAAGAGTGCTTCTCGATTTTCAGATCAATATAACAAGATTATTATGGAAGCAATGGGTGGACGCGGTGATAATGATTTTGAAAAGGAAGAAAAAATCATTAAACGGGTTTCCAAGGAGGTAATTATTCGCGATGCTTAAAGAAAGACCCTAACTAATTTGTTACAAATAAATAATATAAACTTGATACTTAAATAATTGAAAATATCAAGTTTTTCTTTGGGAAAGTTGAAAATGGACAAAAATGTTATTTCGTGGGTGTAGTATTTACTAAAAGAATATAAGCATTTGTTGATATTATTACTATGTCGGTTTATTCTTGTTTATTATTATTGCTCGCTTTGGGTCCGATTTATGCTTCTGTCGCGGTTCCGTTTGCTTTTCATCAATTGATTATTATGAACAGTTCTCTTCCGGGCTATGTTGTCCGGTTAAAGGGTGGGGATAAAATTGGCAGCAAACTCACGACGTTTATTACACAGTTACCCAAGTACGGAACCTTATTTCAATTATCTCATGTGTATAGTTTGTATGGTTATCATCCCATTTCCGGCGTGCCTATCACTCATCATCATACTTTGGTTACTGGTTCTTTACGCCGCGTTTACTATGTTCCGAATACGAGACTTTTATGTCGCTTTTGCTCCGATGTGTTTTCTTTTATTGTAACGGATGGCTCGTCTCAGTCCTTTCCAGGAAATGTCACGATGGCGGATGCGGATGGCACGATTGTCGGTAGTGATTTTTTACTCGGAAGCGACGGATGGACTATTCTTGGCAACAAACTATCCGTTTCAGTTCCCGTTTTTGAACCATATAGCCGCGGACAGTTCTTTCATAATTATATTCAGGCAAGTGATAACCTCATTCACGGGAAACCGGATAAATCTTTGTGGGTTTACAATGCCCCGTCCAAGTTTTTTGGGAACTTAGGGATAGCATATGGCGGGACCATTCAGTTTTCCATTAGCCTCTTGGCGGGGGATATTACACAACTCCATAAAGGCGCTCCTTTGGTTGAACTTGAATGTAATAAGACGGGCATTACTCTTATCTATCCTTTATCCGCGGTTCAGTTCTACCATCTTATTGCTTCTTTTCAAATTGCCTTGGTGGAAACGTCGGGTTGGTTGACGGTTTCATGGGATGGTTTGCGGGTCGAGCGGGTTTTACCGAGCAAATGTGAGTTTATACAAGTCTTATCGTGTGTCTCTGGGTTTCGTATTTTGGGTGATTTGACCACCTGGTACGAAACTATCGCATTAGACAATGTTTTTATTCGGAATGATCGTAATCACTTCTTGTTAGATGCGTTTTGTAATTAGTTGTTTTTTAACTTAAAGAATTGAAAATATCCAGTTTTTCTTTGGGAAAGTTTTTTCAGAAAATGAAAATGGACAAAAAAAATGTCCAAAAATCGAAAAAGCCAAAACAGTGTTGCGAAATAACATGTTTTTACTGCATAATTGAATTTTATGGTCTGGACACCAAAAATATAATTTTCAATTTGTGACGATAAATTTTTTATTATTTGCAATTAAAATGATTTAGGCATTTTTTATATTTCCATATATATATAAAATGGAACTAAATAAGATGCCAAATAATGCCGATTTTTACTGCGATTGTTGTGACTTTCGATGCTCTAAGAAAAGCAACTACATAATTCACACCAAGACCAAAAAACATATGTATCGTGCGACAGGAAATAATTTGGGAAATGCGGAAATAAAAATAAATGCCGAACATAACTGCGAATGTGGCAAAAACTATGCTACTTTGTCTGGGTTGTGGAAACACAAAGCGAAAGGTTGCTCTGTAAATAATGCTAATCTTGTAATTGAAACAAATGACGAACCTGAAGTAAAAAATAATAACAATAATGCGACAGACAAGGACGATTTGATTAACTATCTTATAAAAGAAAATCAAGAATTTAAAAACTTAATTCTTGAAATTGTAAAGAAGGATACTTATAATCAGAGCACAACTAATATTACAAACACAAATACAAACTCGCATAACAAAGCATTTAACCTGAACTTCTTTTTGAATGAAACTTGTAAGGATGCCATGAATATTACAGATTTTGTTGAATCGATTAAGCTACAATTATCTGACCTGGAAAAGGTTGGAGAACTCGGCTACGTAGAAGGTATTTCCAATATTATTGTAAAGAACCTGAAGGACCTTGATGTAACTCAAAGACCTGTTCATTGTACCGACAAAAAGAGAGAAACCATGTATATTAAAGATGAAGATAAATGGGAAAAAGACGACGAGCAAAAGAAGATGCACAAGATGGTAAGAAAGGTCGCGGATAAAAACGCAAGAATGCTACCCAAGTTCAAAGAAGCGCATCCAGATTGTACCAAAAGTGCTTCTCGCTTTTCCGACCAATATAACAAGATTATCATGGAAGCAATGGGTGGACGAGGGGATAATGATTTTGAAAAGGAAGAAAAAATCATTAAACGGGTTTCCAAGGAGGTAATTGTTGACAAAGACTGAACGCCCTAAGGGAGGGGAGCATTAGACGCAAATGGTCCGTCTTCAATGAATTCGCCTGTTAAGCTATAACGCTCGGGGTAGTCCGGCATAAACTGAACAGCTGGTGGTTTATATCTCTTATCAAACAACGCTTGATCTTCATTAAACCCGCCCATCCACGTATTAACGCCGAAATTGGGCATGGCTGGTTTAGAGAACATATTAGCAGTAATGATCCTTTCGCGGGTTCCATAACCACTTGTTAATGGCGAATATGTTGGCGTAACACCGACTGTGAGTTTTCCGGCATCATTATTACCAGGGACATTATCGGGAGCACTTTTCAACGGTGGTGTGTATGGTTGACAGCCGGGGCAATCAATATCGGCCGAACACTGTTGACCGGTTATGGCACATCGCGCGGTCGGTCCGCAAAAATTCGTACAACTGTACGTTGTTGTTAAAGGAAGATTTACAGTGTGACTTGTTGCGCCACCCGATTCCTCTTGAATCGTCGAGGATGTAAAACATTCCATAATGAATTTATTTTTGGTTAAATAATCAATCCACTTAAATATTGATATAAGTAAAATAAAACTCATCAACACCAAAAATAAAAATCCAGAGTGTTTTTTATAGATTTCCATAATAGTAATATAATATCTATGAAGATTTAAAATTAATCCGAATTAGGTGATTTAGTAAATAATAACTTTATAGGGTTCCAATTATTTTATTTTGTCCCATTTTTCTTTTGTCTGTGTAATATAAGTAATGGCAAATTCTGATGAAACGGATGACAAAAAGTCCTATACCTCGAAATTAACAACTTATATTATCATCATAGCAATTATTCTATTCAGCATACCTGTTTATTATGGATTCAGTGGTCTAATATTATACGCATGTAAAGTAGCACAATCTAACGTTTTGCCAGACGATAAAAAATGCTATCCCTATGTAAATACCAAGCCTGACATTGAACCAATTACGACGAATATTTTTACTACGAATACAGATCCTCAAATGTCGATGAAATTAAAAATACCATACGACGAGTATAACTCTTCAAATAGTATACTAGACGGTCTTCGTTCTTATAAGAATAATCCAGATTCATTTTTTTTACTAAACTATTTTGTGACTGTTCTAGAAAGCACCCTACAATTTAATTATGCTATATTCAGTTATGTATTGAATAAATTAAATTTGATGCCCGAATCGTTGCTTGTATTGATGGGTCCAATAATATTCTCTACATTATCGCCGTTCATTATTTTTATAGATATCATACATTTTATTTATACATGGTTTACTGAAATGGGGTGGTTTTTCAAGGAAAATACAAATGAAACAGGTAAAGGGCTGCCAAAATGGGAAAACATAAGCCTTTTTTCTGCACCATTTAGATATTTGATAGCATTTGGCCTAATTATTTTATTTACATTGGCGACGATTTTTGCGTGGAGTTTATCATCACTCTTTATATTTTTAACGTTTTGGTGGTGTATTTTTGGCGTTATCACATTTAAATCAGAATTGAATGGTGACTCAAAATCCAAAACCGACCCAACGTCTGGATTCACAATTATAAAAGAAACATACAAGCATTACAAGGGACAAATGATGGGCCTCCTAAGTTTTTTTGTAATTTTGTTTGCCTTTATACAATTGGGTGCGGTAGGTGGTATAGTTCCCACGATCATCGTTCTGTTAATATATTTTGGATTTATAGCAATTGACATATATACTCCAGTAACAGAAAAGGGGTTTTCTCTTATAACAAGTTATAAACAAGCCAAGAAGACCTGTATTACAGAATCAAACCTACCAAAAGACAAACACGGCTGGCTGTATCATTGGTTCTTTGGCAGACCCCAGTCTGGAGGAAATATTAAAAATGAGCTTATAAGCATAGGGAAAAAATTATCAGGCAAATAAGACTTAAAACTATTGAGTTTATAATATTAATGGGAAAAAATAAAAAGCCGCCGCAGACGCTTCCAATGGTGAGTATTTGCACACCAACCTTTAATAGGCGTCCATTTATACCGATGATTATTAAATGTTTTGAACACCAGACATACCCCAAAGATAGAATGGAGTGGATTATAATTGATGATGGAACGGATAAGATCGGAGAATTAGTCAGTCATATTCCACAAGTTAAATATTTTAAATACGATGAAAAGATGACGTTGGGTAGTAAGCGAAATTTGTTGAATGAAAAGGCGACGGGCGATATTCTTGTATATATGGATGACGACGACTACTATCCACCCGAAAGAGTGCAACACGCGGTCGAAACCTTACAAAAAAACCCCAAAGCACTATGCGCCGGGTCAAGCGCGATGTTTATTTTTTTCAAGCACGTAAATAGGATGGTTCAGTTTGGGCCTTATGGACCAAATCACGCTACAGCTGCGACATTTGCTTTTAAACGAGATTTGCTAAAAATAACACGATTTGACGAAAAATCGTCTGTAGCGGAAGAGAAGAAGTTTTTAAAGGATTATACTATTCCGTTTGTTCAATTGGAACCTAAGAAGTCGATTCTAGTATTTTCACACGAACAGAATTCATTTGATAAACGGGAATTACTCATGCAAGGGCCCAATCCACGCATGCATGATTCCACATTGGTTCCGGCAGATTTTGTCAAAGAAGCCGATATATTGAAGTTTTTTATGGATGATATTAATAATTTGACTTCGTATGAGCCAGGTAATCCAGAAAACAAACCGGATGTAATAAAGCAGATCGCAGAAATGAAACAGAACAGAGAAGTAATGATACAGGAACACATGAAAAAACAGGCTGAACAAGCAGAAATGATGAATAAATTAAAGATAGCTTCTTCTCTGCCAGCGGCGCAGAATAAAATTAACGAAATGAGTGTTTTAATTCAACAGCTAACATTAGAAAACAATCAATTAACCGAAAAGGTAACATATTTAGAGAACAAAATGAAGCAATTTATTAGCGACCGAGTCAAGGAAAAACGTATCACTCTTTCTCAAGATGCGCCAACAATAACTTCACTATCGTAATAATTTTTTAATCAAAATATACTTAAAGATACCTTGATTATAACAGTAACAATGGAGTATAACGAGTCACCACATGAAGCCAACGAGTATGTGCTTAACCCTAACGATATGTTACATGATTCGCAAAGAATGGACAGCGGTTATAATGTAATTTGGAGACCACTTGCGAACACACGTGGTTCGAGAATGCGTAAGATTGAGTTATATACCTCTTCGGATACTGGAAGTAATATTAGAGATGCGGAAACCGGGCATTATTATACCAACTTCGTTGGGTCGAGTGATGAGGATTTGTACTTTAAGGTAGTTCTTGCGACGGGTGAATGTAAGAGTAAGAACAATTCATCTACAATGTTTTACAGTTCCCCTCGCCATTATATGTCTCATATGCGATGCGACTTGGATCCAATCCAAATTGTGAAGTGGGAGGCAAAGCGCGATGCTAGAATTGCCGATGCCGAGAAATCCCGACAGGCTATGCGTTTCAAAAAGCAGCTCATCTATGTTAACTAAAAACTACTCAAAAAAATAAAATAATTTACTCAAATAAAAAATAACACACTCAAAAACCAAATAAAAACACCATGATTTGATTTCATGATGTTTTTTCATAATTATACATATTTTAATAAAACTAAAATAATTAACTAATATAGGATAAATGGATGCGAAATACTTATTTTATGTGACATTAGTAGTTTCAATTGTCGTTCAAATAGTAACAGGAATAATCGAGATTGGAGCATATTTTGTAAAAGTTCCAACTATTTATTCGATAATAAGACAATTACTATTATTAGAATTAGTGGTTCAGTTTTTCGAAGGATCGTTTTATCTTTGGTTAGCTTATAATTTTACCAAGGTATTAAATGTTACACCAAAAAGATATATAGATTGGTTTGTTACAACCCCGACAATGCTAATAACATTGATGACATATTTAATTTATTTAAATACAATGGTAGAAAATAAGACAACCGAACTAGAATTTTTTACAGTTTTGAAGGAGAATTCAAATGTTTTTATACCTGTGGTGCTGTTGAATTGGTTAATGTTGCTTTTTGGTTATTTGGGTGAAATGCGAATTATCCCCGTTTTGCTTGGAGTATTTC